TCAACCGTGAAAAGTTCATCCTCTCCATCATTCCGCCTCCCTGATAGTGCCCTTCGTCACCTCCGTCATGCTCTCAATCCTGATGTGCATCGGATAAACGCCATGGCCGAAACACCAGTCTATGAACTGGCCGGGATTGTACAAGCCCGCCGGGAGCGGGCACGATACGAACATGCCATCGTCCGAACTGCGCTGCAAAATATAAAACCCGCCGCCCGCCTTCCTTTCCAGATGAAGCGCATAGTCCGCGTTCACCGTCTCTTCCGCCACATACCTGTCACCCTGAAGGGTGAAATTCAAATTCCTAAGTGCCATCTTATTTTTCCTCCTTCTTTACTGTATTATTCTCATTCTCCCTTTGAAACAGAAGCTCTGCCGCCATCTTGGCTATCTCATCCTTGTTGTCAATAATGACTCTCATCGTCTTCTCCGCCTTCCGAAGCTCCTCCTTCTGCCATGATTTCTCCCTTACGGACACAAACTCACAGAAAATGCAGTAAGCCGTCCACAACATCGAGAACACCGGAATGGGAATCACCACGCAACAAAGGATGTCGATAAAACACAACGTAAGGAAAGGCGTGAAATACTTCTTTGCCTTCGTGGCCGTCTTCTTATATCCCGTAGAAGTCCGTGCCTCACCGCGTTGTTTGGCCTTTTGTACCCCCGAGACCAAATCCACGGCCATTGCACCTATCGTGGCCGCCACGCATAACGCTATGAGTATGATGTGGTTCATCATGTGGTTTTCAATAAAATCAATAATAGCTTTCTCCATTACAATACATTTTTCTAATTAATGCCAAAGCCCCCCGGTCCACAAGACAAGACCCCGGCAAACGGGTAGGCAGGCACCGCCGCCTTATACCCGTTATTTCAATAGTCAGGCAGAAGCGTCTTCTTTTATCTGCTTCACTATCTGGATGGCATCCGATATGTACTTCGGCAGTTCCTCACTCTCCGGGAAGTTCGACATCGTGTAATAACCGTTCTCATAATAGATGCTGCCCAACGGGGTTTCCTGCACGCCCTTCTGCATGCCTTCCTCCATAGGAAACTCCACTTCCTCCACCTTGTTCACCGAGGCGTTCACGCGTTTCAGTTCCTTTCCGTCCGTCTCATACTCGATGTAGTACTTGGCATTTGCCGTTGTGGTCTCTCCGTTGTAAATCACCCTCGTACTGTTTGTCTTAATCTCCATAATCTTTTGTTTTTTAATTAATGAATAATGTTATTTGAATTTCACATGTTTTTTCCACCGGATGCCTCCAATCACGCCCTGCTTATGGTCAACACCGTGCCCGACGCGGTGTACGTCGCGCCTCCCGGCACGAGCAAGAGCCACACGATGTCAGGCACGGTGCTGCTTTCCCCCGTCTGGTAGGAGTGCCATTTTGCCGCGTCCGCAGAGTTCGGCACGGCCACGAGTTCCACGTACGTGCAAGAGGTCGATACCACGAGCCGCGTGTAGGTCTCCACCCCGTTGTAGGATATCTTCGCCCCCGACGTTTGCACGCTGCTACCGCTGTATATGTAGAGGTGCGTCCCCAAGTAGTCCCCGGATGTGGGCAGTGTCACAGTGCCGCGCGAACTTCCGTCCCTTGTGGGAAAACAGAAGAATCCCCCTTTCTTCAATACGTCCCTCGTCACCGTGACGCTGTTATTGTTGGGGTCCACCTGTGGTACGGTCTTCATGTAACCCGAAAATTCCCCACTTCCTATTTTCAGAACCCCGTCTGCGTCCACGCTAGCCGTCACTTCTCCGTCATTGTTCTGTATGACAAACTGGTCGCTCGTCACGGTGATTTTTTTGTT